TGGCTGCAGGTTTAGCATGTTTAGTGCATGAAGGAACTGACTTAGGAGATACGACTGCAATCACTTCTAAAAACGTGAAATCAATGATCTTGAAAGCACGTGTAAAAGCAAGAAAAGGAAAATCTTCTCCAAATGTAGTATTAGCAAGCGTTGATGTATTCTCTGCAATGCTTGAAGCTGCAGGAGACCAATTCACGCCTATCTTTAATGATGAAACTGTTAGAAGTGGTCAGGTTGGTTACTGGTTAGGCATGTTATGGAAAGAGGCTAATGCATTAGAAAATTCTGCAGCTGCTTACTATGATTATGCTGGGACAAAACAGACAGAAGATCTAACAAAAGTTGATTTTGTTATGTATGATTACAAGGCATTCCATAAAGTTGACAACTTGGAAGAAATTCGTGTAATTGATTCAGAAAGATTTGTTGGATCATTAGCACAGGTTGAATTCAATGATGGATTCCGTGTATCAAATGCCGCTCGTGTTATTGTAAAAAAAAAAAGCTAGCTGAGGGTGAAATGAAAGACAATGCAGGAATTGCTTCTAATCTTTCAGCTGTTGATGCAGAAACTGACTGCTACGGAAAACAAGCTCAAGAGCTTGGTACTGTTACATTTGATGGTAAAATCCTTTCAGGAACTTTAAACAAGGTGACTGGATATACAGGATTTAACTCATCTGTCGTAGAAGAACAATCTGGATACTATTTACCATTCTTATATGATGGAGCAGACAACTTGAAAATGTATGTCAAGACTGCTGAAAAGCAGGCAACAGTAGATAAGGCTCCAACAGTCAATGTTGCATTCCTAGGGGCTGATAAAGCCACTGCAGAAAAAGCGATCCTTCATCTTGTGAAGGAAGATGGTGCCATGACTGAAGTGTACATGACTGGAATCACATTCAATGAAGGTGAGTAGCCATGATTAAATATGATCAATATACAGAAACTTTTGATGATGACATTGATAAAGGGGAGTTTGACTCCCTTTTATTGAATGCCACGACTTTTCTGCAAAGCTATTGTGAAGAGTTCATATCTCAATTCAAGCTGAAGGATAATTTCGAAGATTATGGATTGAATATCGATGATGCAATCATGCAGCAGATTCATTTTTCATTTGAAAACGGTGGCGATGCCATCTATTCAGGTCAATCGGACATGAATGTTTCTCAGATTTCAACTTCTGGATTTTCCTTTTCCTATGGATCAGGAGGAAATGAGAAGATTACATTCTATAA